TAACTGATTCATTGAATGCTTCATCTAACTCAAAGTGAATGTAAGCATCCATTGCTTGAAGATACTTATTAATCAACTTGTTCATGATTGGGAGATACTCACGAATGATTGCTGTCTTGATGCCAGTGTCTTTCAATAGGATATTAGCAACATCTTCAAGATTTCTTTGCTCTTGGAGTTGAGTCTTTTGACCAATTTTAGCAATAGCTTCTTTGGCTAGATCTTTTAACTTACCCTTCTCTTCATCGATATTTGTCGTATCAGTTTTTGCGCTTTCGATTTCAATCTGCATTTCCTTAATCTGTTTGTTGAGTAAGGTGATAGTTGAGTTTCGTGTAGATAGTTCAATATTCTTGTCGGTAATCTGCGATTGGATTTCAGTAATCTTAGATAGTTGCGTGTTAAGTTTGGTGAGGACTGTTTCCAGTTCACCAATTTTAGAGTTGTTGTCTTCAAGTTTCTTATTAAGGTCTTGGACAATCGCCTGTTTATACTCTTCTGCAATGTCTTGGTTACACGATGGACAAACATCGTGTTCACTAAAGAATTCTGTGTTGTGCTCACAAGTTTCGATTTTTTGGAGTAACTTGGACTTGATTGATTTGGCTTTGTCAATGTCTTCAGATACAGTTTCCTTGTCATTGATGCTTGCTTTAAGAGTATTGATCTGCGAAAGGATAAGTTCGATCTCGCCCTCAGCAGATAAAATCTCAGTATTGTTAGCAGTAATTTTTGCTTGGATACTTTCGATGGCACTCGTCTTCGCTTCATTGATAGTTTTGATGAGTTGAGTCTGGGCATCGACTTTTGTCTTAGCAGTAGAGATTTCGTTTTCGATTGTTGCAATAGCATCTTTAGTTTCCTGTACCTTTTCTTTCAACAACTGATTCATTGTAGAGAAAATACGAATGTCAAGAATGTCTTCAATAACTTCTCTTCGTTGGCTTGTTGGCAACTGCATGAATGGAACAAACGATGCAGAACCAAGGATAACAACTTGAGTGAATGTCTTATAGTTCAGTTTAAGAATTTGTTGCTCAAGAATCTTTTGGTAGTCTCTTGATGCAGCATCTTGGTTAATCATCTCACCATCTTGCCAGATCTCAAATACATTGGGTTTGATACCACGAATGATTTTGTACTCTTTACCATTGATATCAAATTCAACTTCAACAGAACAACCCTTACCATTGATAGAGTTTACTAGTTGACCTTTGTTAATGTTACGGAATGGTTTACCAAATAACGAAAAGCACAATGCATCTAAGATTGTGCTCTTACCTTCACCATTCTTACCGATGATAAGAGTAGTTTGAGATCTGTTTAGTAATACCTTATTCGGTGAGTTGCCAGTGGATAAAAAGTTCTTCCATTGTACAGAGCGGAAATTTATCATTTAATTATATCTTCCATCTTCAGTTTTCAATGCTGGTTTACGACGCAACATATTACCAATCTTATATAACCATGTCCATTGCCACATGTGATGAAACCCAATAATAACTCTCAGATATGGTACAATGAAACCTACTGAAATACTATCTGGTTGTAAATTAATATCAACACCAAAACTAAAATGTTCCAGTGTCCAGATGTGAAAGATTAACCAGTGCAATGACCAGTTATTTGCATTCCATTCGTCACCAGCACGATACTGGAATCTTGGCACTAGCGGACATGCATCGTTACACCATAGCTGATGTAGTGGATAATGCTCCCACCAGTTTAGTTCTCTCTGCGCAACTTCACTCATATCATTCAGCTTTCCATTTCATACCCAATGTTTTGTAAATAAACTTTTTAACAAAATTAGGTTTCTTTTTAGACACAATAGTAATTGGCATCTGGTCAACATTAATTGTAAACGATGGAGCACCAATATTGCTATTTGTTACAGTAGCACCAGTACCAACACCATTCCAAGTATTAAGAGTATAACCAGTGTAATTTTGTTTCTTACGCTGTTCTTCAGCATAGTCAGTACAGGGTTTAAAATCCAACTCAAGTGGAATCTGTTCTGTCAGTGGAAAGAAATACTCTATATTAAGTTGTTGCATCATACTACCTCGATGTTGACTGCCTCAGTGTAAAGTGTTCTCATGTAAGTCTTGATTTGTTCTTTGTCAACATCAGTTTCAATACTATCAACGTAATGCGAAAGAACAGACAAGGTGTCCTCAAGATTAATTTCTTCGCCAATTTCACCTTCTTGAAACTCTGACATGTCTTCAATAATCTTGATCTCATGACAACCCTTATTATACAACTTCTGAATGAATTTGTCAAATTTATAAAAGTCAGTTTTGTTTACAACTACTAACTTTACATACTTCTGTTCAAGTTCAAGTGCATCTAAATCGACATGGTCTGTATCTTTGTCGTTGTATTCGATTCGTTCAAACATTCGATAAGGATTGCAAATGAATTCGAGTTCTCTTGTATCGAGATCAAACAGGTGGAATCCTCTGGGATCGTTATAGTCCTGCCATGTAAGTTCGTACGGATTTCCGAGATAATGAATATGCTTATCACTACTCCTATGGTGATAGTGCCCAGAAAAAACCAAATCAAACTTTTCAAAAGTTTCTTTAGCCAAACCATCGTGTGATTCCATTCCTCTATACATTGCAAAGCCAGCAATCTCAAAGTGTCCCATGCAGATTTCAGCTTTTGTGTTTTTAATATGATCCAATGATTCTTGATAGTTATCTGGACAAATCCATGGCATCATACAGATGGATGTTCCATCAACTACGATTGTTTCTGGTTTGGAGATAACATCAATGTTACCGTATTCAACTAGAAGTAAATCTGGAGAATTTACCTCATTAGTATTTTTATAATAAGTGTCGTGATTACCAGCCAACATATGCACTCGAATGCCACGCTCTTCCAACTTATCGAAGAACATTTTCTTGGCTCTGTCCAAAGCATAAAAATTGACGTACTTGCGTCTATCAAAAGTATCACCAAGAACAAGGACAGTGTCAATACTATTTGCATCGAGAGCAGGAAAGAAAGTATTGTCATAGAATTTTTCGAAGAAGTCTAAAAAAGCAATACTATCATTACGTGCACCGAAGTGTTGATCTGTAATAATGGCTACCTTCAAATGAAACCTACCTTTCTATTTGCTTGCGATTTAGTGCTGTTGTCAGATTGTTGATTGAACACTTCTGCGATGCTGTAATCTTTAGTCTCTTTACCACGAGGACGAGTTGGTAATTTAACACCAAGTTTATCAGCAAGGTTATTTGCTTGCTCGAGATTAAGAGCATCAAATGTAACAATGTCAAAACATCTTCCTGGACGAACCAATGCAGAGTCAATGTCACGGATGCTTGGAAGGTTAGTAGAGAAAATCATCTTCTTACCTTTGGTTGTCACAAGACCATCACCAACATTTAAGAAACGATGCATCATTGTGTTGCCATCGCTACGAGATTTCAAGAATGCATCGCTGTCTTCAAGAACCATAACTTCTGCATCATCCTCAATGAACTTAGCAAAGAATGCATCTTTCTCAAGAATGCCAGCATCATATGTTACGATTGCAGAACAGTTGCGATGTGCAAGGAGACCACGAATAAATGTAGTCTTACCAGTTCCTGGAGGTCCAATTAGTAGGAGAATGTTGGCAGAAGATTCCATGTAACGATCGTAGTAATCATTAAGGGATTCGCCATTGAGGAATGGATACATTTCTTCAGTTGGAAGACGATCACGATTCAATGGAACATTGACGGAATTACCATCAGCACCATAGATCCATTCGATATAAGATGTAACAACATCAAAGTTAGACTCAACAATTTCAACCATGTCTTCTGCAAATTCAGCATCACCGAATGCACGAACAGTGGTTGAGTTTGAGTTTACATCAAACTTGATGAAGTTGTTAGTATTTTCCTCAACGATAAATCCAGTTGAAGAATTACTTTGAACAAACAAACAATCTTTGTAATGTTCTTCTGCCCACTTGGACCATCTTTGACGATCGCAAAGAACAGTTGTTTCTCGTTGCACTGTTGATAGGTTTGCATCAACACGACGCTTCATAATTTCGACTGTTACTAAGTCTTCGAAATCAGAAACACCTAAAAATATTTTCTTATCATCCATAATTTTTTTCAAATCAAATTGGTTATCAAACGCATCCCATGTATATTTTCTAAGAAGTTTCTTACCTTGTTTTCTTCTTCTAGCCTTTGTACTTCTTGCTAGTGCAGGATAAGAATTTCTTACTATATTATGCCCTGCTTGCAGTTCACGAATCCACTGTCTTATGTCCTGTGTCATCTTCATCATCCAAAAAACTATTCAATGTATTGTCCATCTTTTTCTTTGCTGCTTTTTCTTTTTTGCGATCCATCCAAGAATCGTCAAAGGTGCTATTGTTCTGAACAAAATCCATATAGGCATTATGATAGTCTTTATCATCACCCTCCTGAACTTCAAACATCTCAAATGGCATATCTTGAATTAACTTACCTTTAATGTAACTTTGTTTCTTTTCCTTGGCAATCCTTCGCAGAAATGCATACCAGATAATCTGAGTAAAATATGCAAATGGATTATTGGATTTGGTGGGATCGAAGTTATCAATATATTGAAGGCAGTTTTCAATGCCATCAGATATCATTTCATCACGATAGGAATAATTAATAAAGTTGGGTTTATAGGAAAGATGGGTTGCTATCTTTAGAATACATTCACCAATATAGTTACTGACGATTGGTTTCGGTAAACCTTTTTCTTCAGCTTCTTGTTTCTTGGCTCGCATCTCTACTATAGCTGCAAGAAAGTCAGCGTTATTTACATATTGTGCCATACATACTCGTTCCTCATTTAATTCAATTTATTCATAAGTATACATCAAGCATAACGAAAAGACAAATCTTATTTGATTGCAATGTTGTAGACAAAATACATTTGCCTTTTTAATTGACTTGAGGCATAATCACTATGTTAGGGTTGATCGTGATGTATTAGTTAACTGTATCGTTACCTTCGATAAAGACTCTGTATTTTTCTTCTTCTCTTTCATCCTTTGGAGTTTTTGCTAACTCCTCAAGCATTAAGACTCTTCTCTTTGCTTCCTCCAAATCAATATCATCTTCCCATAGCAATTCTTCTTTCTGATCTTTTGTTATAAACGAAAGTTTCTCATGCTCTGCAACAATGCGTCGATAATGAGGGATGAACAGATGATGTAACTTCTTAACAAACATAATGTCTCGCTTTGCGATTACAAAAGTTACATCATCTGAAAATTGGCATAGAGGATGTGCCGTTACGTGTTCACGACTTTCATCTAAGATGGGAATGGTTCTAATACACATTGGTGATTCAAGCAACACATGTTCGTCATCCTCTTCTTTGAGGACAGCCATTACTTGTTCACCTGATGTAAGTTTCATTACAATATAGAATTCGTTGTCGTCTAACATAGATCTACCTCTACAATTTTAACTTTAAATTCTTCTTCAGCATAGATTTTATATCTTTCAGCTGCATGATTTAGAGTGTGGTTTTTCCAAGACTTCCAATGCAAATCATCCGCAAGGTCATACAGATTACATTTAGCCTTACCATCTTTCAATCTCAATCCACGACCAATACTTTGCAAGTTACGGATCTTACTCTTTGATGGTGATGCAAAAATGACATTCTCGAGAGACGGTATGTTGATGCCAGTGGAGAATGTGCCAAAACTAGCAATAATGATAGCATCGCTCTCACCTTCTGTAATGTGACGAATTGCTTCACGATCTGTTGTATCTGTTCCTCCGTAAACAAAGAATACTTTGCGATTCTCATGAACCTTATCCTTTATTAATTCATATAAAACTTTACCATGTTTTTCAACGAACTGGAAAAGCACTAAGGTATTACCCTCAGATTTTACTGCAAGATTACGAATAAATTTATTTCGTTTCTCATTGCTTACAAGAAAGTCCATCTCTTCTTGATATGTTTTATTCTTTTGTGCCTTACGAATTTCTTCGTTGTACTTCAACATCACACACATTATATTTAGTGTGGTAAGTCTTCCTGAGTCCATGAGTGCTTTGGTAGTGGTAACCTTATGCACTGGACCAAACATACCTTCAAGAACTAAACGATGCACTTTCTTATTGTCAAGTGTTCCTGTTGTTCCAATTCTGTAACGAATCTTGTCCATTTTTTCCATAACTGTTGTTAGGGATTTTGCTTTGAACTGATGTGCTTCATCTCCGAAGATTACATCGAACTGAGCAAACCAAGATTTAGGTTGTAGGTATACTGACTGCCAAGTTGTAATCAATACATCTTTGGTAAAGTCTTTGCTAAACCCTGCATATAATTTTTGGCAAGATCCAGCAGTATTGAAACCATTTGCAGAAGAGTAGTCTTCAAAGTCAGTGAACAACTGCTCAACAAGAGATGTTGTTGGAACTATAATGATACATTTACGATCGTGTGCAATATGCCATCGCATCGTAGTGTAAATTATAAATGACTTTCCTGACGCAGTGGGAGATAATAGCAGTGTGCGCTCTTTATCGAGAGCAGTCTTTACTGCTTCAATTTGATAGTCTCGGATTTCGATCGGTTTACCACGACCATGAGGATTGAGTGACTTGGCATAGTCTTCTACAATCTGATGTGTGATATTGTTTTGATGAAATACAGGAGTTACGTATTCAATGCCATACCCATTGCGAGTGGCAAACTCTTCAACATATGATACTAGACCAACATAAAGAGTTTTTCTAACTTGATCGTATAGACGAACTTTTCCATCCCAGAGTCTTGCTCTGAACTGAG